TTCTTATACATTTTATTATTAGTTAATACATAGATTTTAATCTTAAATAATTAACTTATACTTTATACTTTTATACTTTTTATACAAAAAAGGTATAAACATATATATATCATAAAAATAAAAAGTCATAAAAATAAAAAAATTTTGAAAAAAAAAATTTTTTTTGAAAAAGTTTTTGAAAAGGCATTATTTTCTCCCATAATTTCAAATTTGTTATTTTTATTTTGATTATGGATTTTACTTTCAAATTCAAATTTTACCATCACACATATCAAGCACTATGTTCTTATTTCTCTGCACTATCTCTTTGTCATTGTCAGTCATATACTCGATATCAGATATATTAAGTCCGCAGGCATTGCGGTTGTCTGCCCAAAACTGATTGTTCACAACGTCTTTTTTATTTCTCACAATGACATTGGAGTCTCTTATTAATGTGGCTGTCTGCACCCCCAAGTCCATTAAAACCCGTATCAACGGCTTTCTCATCTCTACACCATCTTTTATAACAGCACATGTGTTGGACTTTTGACCTTCAGGTAAAAATATACATTGGTTCTCTTTGGGACTAAGTATCATACGAGTTAGGTCTTCAGATAGTTCAGGGTATTGCATTCTACAGTTGTTAAAGAGCCGTTTAATATCGTCTTTTGTTATATGATCTACATTTAGATTGTCATAGTTATTATGATTGATACTATGATCAAAGTAATTGTTATTATTGTTAGTAATGTTATAGTTATTGACAGTTGATTTAGATTCTTCAGCTTCTTTTCTTTTTTGTTTTTCATTCTCCAACTCTTCTCTTAATTCTTCTATCAATATATCTTTATCATCTTTAATCTCAACGAATTCACATTTGACATTCTTCATATGTTTATATTTGCCTTCTCTTGATAAAAATGTTTTTTTACATGTTGGACATTGTAAACTATTCAAACCATTGCACTTCTTTTCATGTTTCATTAAATATGACTTTGTAGAAAAAATTTGATTGCAATATTTACATTCATTTAACAATTTATTGTTAGGGTTCACATTTTTTTCAGCAGGGTTCACATTTTTTTCAATAGGGTTCACATTTTTTTCAGCAGGGTTCACATTTTTTCCAGAAAGGTTCACATTTTTTTCAGTGTTTTTATCATGATGTCTTTTCAATCTCTTTTCACATGCATTTGGACTGCGTTTATGCAGTTCTAAATTGTATTTTCTATTTGTGCTATAGCCACAAGTCTCACAGATAAATGATTTATTACTAACCATTTTTATTACTTAATATGTAGAATATATTTTTTAAATCTATTGGACTAAAATACTAAAATACTAAAAAACTAATAATTAGTTAGTAACATATATATATCTTAAAAATAAAAAGTCATAAAAATAAAAAAATTTTGAAAAAAAAAATTTTTTTTGAAAAAGTTTTTGAAAAGGCATTATTTTTCATCTCCAGATATTTTTGACCACGAAGCATGGTATATGCTATTCCAAACAATGTGTTATTATTATACACCATTAAGATATACGAACATATAGTGCTCCACCATAATGTGTAACACCAGTCTTATTTACCATATTATAGGCCTCCAATTTGAAATTATTTAATATCATGAACATGTTCAGGTCTCTGAAGATAGTGCACTTGCCATTATCCTCAGAATCGTATATTTGAGTATAGACGTAATCAACATGTTCATTTATGAATTGTTGGAATGTGTGTAATACTTGTAACTCTTGTCCACTCAATGTAACATTCAAAAAGTTATGTGGTTGAACATTTTGCAATAAGTTGTCTTGTTGTATGTGCTCTATATCATTTCTATTGATCCATACAATTTCATCTTTTGAATGACATTTATATTGATCATGAACATGAGCATCATACGCACCTATGTGAACGATACCATTGATTGGTTTCGATTCTTTGACATAATTTTTAACAATTGTGCTGAATAATATATGCATATTGCTTTATTTATAGTGTCACTTTTATTTTTATATAAGTTTGTCGTGAAAAAAATTGATACTGATTTATAAATATGAATCATATTAAGAAAATAACCCTTCAATATTATATCCATCTAATTTAATATGAAAAATCTTGTCATTGTTGAATCTGGTGTCAAAGGTAAAACGATTGCTAAGTATTTGAACATACCAGATATCAATTCTAAGTATGGAAAATTCAAAGTTATTGCATCAAATGGTCATATACGAGACTTGGTAAAGAAAAAAGAGGGAACAGAAAATGGAATTGATGTTACCAACTGGAATGCGCATTATGAAACTATCAAAACAAAAGCTAAAACTATTAAGGCTCTAAAAGAAGCAATTGATGAAGCTGACATGGTTTGGTTAGCGGCTGATCTTGATAGAGAGGGAGAAGGTATTGCTTGGCATATTAAACAGTTTTTCAAGCTTAAAAAATATAAGCGAATCACTTTCAATGAAATCACACAAAATGCAATTATTCGTGCTATTAACAACCCACGTGATATTGACTATAACCTAGTTGATGCTCAACAAGGGAGACGAATTTTGGATAGAATCATAGGATTTCGCCTTACGCAAACATTGTGGAAGAACTTTAATACATTTTCAACTATGTCTGCTGGACGTGTTCAAAGTGTCTTGCTCATGATTTTGTGTGAGAATGAAAAGAAAATCAATGCTTTTGAGTCCTCGAGTTACTGGAACATTCATGGTAACTTTCAATTGGATAATATTAAGATTGAAGAAGCGAAACTTTATGATGATGCTGTGTTGAAAAAATATGATGATAAAAAGATGCTTATCAAGTTCTTTGACAAGTTACGAAAAGCACACTACGTAGTTGATAAGAATAATACTAAAATAAAACAGAGAAATGAAAAAGCACCTCTTCCATTCATCACTTCTACACTGCAACAAGATGCACATTCCAAACTGGGATTTTCATCTAAGAAGACTATGAAAGTCGCACAAGAGTTGTATGAAGCTGGTCACATTACATATATGAGAACTGACTCTACAAGTTTATCTAATGATGCAATGAAAATGATTCATAAACATATTGTTGATACATATGGTGAAAAGTTATTCTTCAATAATAATGCATCAAACACGAAGAAATCTAAAAATGCTCAGGAAGCTCATGAAGCCATTAGACCTACAAAAATGAAAGAATTGCAACTATCAGGGGATCAAAAGAAGTTATACGATTTTATCCTTAAACGCACTATTGCATCGCAGATGAAACCAGCTGTATATGAAGAACTGCATATACATTTGAAACATGATGTAGATAAGACAGTATTTGTTGGAAAAGCGAAAGCTCTCATTGAACAAGGGTATTTGGTTGTGTATGATGTGAAGCGAGAAAAAAGTCTTGAATCAATGTTAAAGGAAATTCAAGTAAGTAATAAATCGGTGAAACCTATTAAAGTCATAGGAAATAATGTATGGATCTCGCCACCACAACATTTTAATGAATCGAAAGTCATTAAAACACTTGAATCGGTTGGTATTGGAAGACCATCGACATATGCTTCTATATTGGATAAACTGTTTGAACGACAGTTCATTCAAACAAAAGATATTGTTGGTGAGGATAAGAATTACGAAGACTACATTATCGATTTTAAAACAGATAAACTTAAAGTTGCAAAAGAAACAAAGTCTTATTTCAACGAGAAAAACAAGATTGTTCCTACGACAAATGGTTGTGCTATCAATGATTTTCTTCATAAGAATTTCTCAAACATTGTGAATATTGACTTTACAAGTTTGATGGAGGATGATTTAGATGAGATATCTACTGGCAAAAAGAACCTGAAACAAGTCATGTCAAAGTTTTATCAGCCTTTCGTGAAAGAATGTGAGAAACTCAAAGTTGAGAGAGGAAAGAAAACTAAAATAGAAGGAACGAATAATGAATTTAACATCAAAGGTAAAACATACATTGTGAGAAATGCGAGATATGGACCAGTCATTCAGCAAGACAAGACATATATAAGTTTAACACAATACATGAAAGATACTGATAAGTCCATTGAAGATATTAACGAGAAAGATATTAAACTATTGGCAAGTCTTCCAAAAAAAGTGGATTCGAATAAAACTCTTATGTATGGTAGATACGGATTCTATTTCAGCTTTGAAAAAGAAGATAAGACCTTACGAGTATATAAGAATATGGTGAAAGATGTATTGGAAGGTAATTATGACAAGTTTGTTTTGAAGAAATAATTTATAATTGATAAATAAAATGAAGTTTATATATTTTTATTCGAATATATATCAATATTATAGTAATCACATTCAAGATAGTTTAAAAGATTATTTTGTTGTAGAATCCATTCATATAGATAACATCAAACCACAAAATGGACATACATTTGTCAATGGTGTTAGTATAAAAATAGATTTGCTTATTGATAAAATAAAAGAGAATTTTGGTGATTGTATTATTTTTACAGATGCAACTATTCAAATAAGTAATAAAAAGAAACATGAATTATACAAGTTTTTCCAAAACTATATATCATATGATTTATGTTTAGCAGATAATAATATTAATGACGAATATAACATAGGTGTATTGATGATTAAATGTTGTAAAAAAACATTAGAATTTTTCGAATTAGTTAGAAAAACTTTAATTGAACATAAAAGTTGGGATCAATATATTGTTAATCATTATTTGGAGAATGAGAATAATCTTAGTATATGCAAATTTCCGAAAGATAAAATATATTGTGGATATGTTTTACCTTACAATATGAAAGATGAATTCTTAATTTTTAAGAGTTTCACTGTACATACTAATAATATAACAAGTAATTATAATCAACGTATTTTAAATTTAAGAAGTTCAGAGTTGATATCTGAAAAGAAAACAAGAGAACTTTTGATAACTAAGCAAACAAATAATTTTACTACATACGATGTTCCAACTTATATACCCATACACATAAATGAGTTCTACATTTATGATATATTTCATAATGATAATGACAATTTAGTTATTATTTGTGCTCCTGAAATGGCACTTCACATTACATATAAGGATAAGATATTTACTGTTTACACATGTCCTCATGGAAATACAAAGATATATGTGTTAGATGTAACCGTTGAATACGAAAAAAATATAGTACTTAATATTAACTCAAAAAATATTGAAACAGAAGTCAATAAATATCCAGAGTTCAAAGATGAACTCATTGCATCAACAATGGTGAAAAATGAGGAAAATTATATCATACAATGGATTAAATTTCACAGGAGTATTGGAATACAAAAATTTATCATTTATGACAACGCTGATTTAAATTCAGATAGAAACGAACTTCTTTACCTATTAGAACCTTATAAAGATTTTGTTTTATTGGTGAAATGGACTTACCCATTATTTTTATCAAATAAAATTAGTGGTCAAATAACACAAATGAATCATTCAATATGGTGTTTTAGAAATTGTAAATACATTGGATTATTTGATGTGGATGAATATATGAACATTCAAACAAAAGATCCTATTTCAAGTTCTAATATAAAAAACTTATTGAATACCATAGTCGTTAAAAATAAGATAAATAATGATGAATATGGATCATTAAGAGTACGCTCTAAAATGTTTGTGAATCCCAATAATAGATATAGAACAGATGATTTTAACTTTTTGAAAATATACAATTGCACAGAAGTAATTAAAGGATATCATGAAAAAAATTTTATAATACCTAAAAACGTATTAGTTGTAAGTGTTCATACTATTACTCATGGGAAAAAAATGTTTGATGTATCTGAACATGATATATTTTTTAATCATTACATGTTTTTAAACAAAGCTGATAGAGCTCAAGATACACTTGAATTGATAGATACTAGTATATATCGACATTCAAAACAATTTTTATCACAACTTCATTTCGTAACTTATGGCGATGACAGGTTTATAGAATCGAGGAAAAGAATATGCAATGAAGCTATGAATACAGGGTGGTTTGATACTGTAAAATATTTTACAGATAAAGATATAAGTCCCTCATTTCGAAAATGCATACAAGATATGCCAATTCTAATGAAATGTTTCATATGGAAATTCGATATAATTGTGCAAGCTATGAATAAAGCAAAAACGGGTGATATTATAGTATATGCAGATTGTGGATGTACTATTAACAAAACAGGGCAAGAAAGATTTGAACAATATATTAAATCTTTTGAAGATAATCCTGAAATGGGAATTCTTGTTTTTAATAGTAAGTGGAAAGAGAAAGAATATACGAATAAAAAACTCTTTGATTATTTTAAGATTGACAAAAAATCATTTATTGCACAGTCTGGACAAAATATTGCTACATCTTTTATTATTAAGAAAAATGATCATGGTATGAAAATATTACAAGAATGTTTAAAAGTATTAAATGATGATATTAAGCTTATAACTGATGAATATAATATAAAAGGTGAAACACATAGACACGACCAGAGTATATTAAGTCTTGTAACAAAAATACATGGAGCCATATTTATACCAGATGATACATATAACTGTTATCCAATATGTAGTAAAGAATTAAGTGATTCATGTCCAATAATTGCTACTAGAATAAGATATTAAATCATTTAAAGTTATCAACCCATATAAAATAGCTTAGTCCAAATTGCATTTTTATGAGAAAAAATGATCTTAAAGAAATAATTTGTTATAAAATATAAGAATCACAAACAAAACAGTTATATACATTATATATTATATAATGGGCTCACAACAGATATCACATTCTGAGTGGAAAAAACGTAACGAAGAGTTGCGTTTTAGATACAATATTGAAACCGACAAATTTTCACCACAAACATGGAATTGTCTCCCCAATTGTCAGTCAGGCTGTTACAGAGGGTGTAATAATAAATGTTGGTTTTGTTATATCATCCAAGATGTTCATCATGTGATGAATCATCCTTGATCACAGGTTGAAATGATCCTTTAAAAAGTTATGAAAGTGCTTTTCGTCACTTTCTTTTTTTACATTGTCTAAATTTAATTCAAGTATAATTGTTAAATCACTTCTATGTAACTCGTAATCATTAGTATCATCTGATTCGTATGGTAGCCCTTTATTTTTCACAGTTAGATACATTCCATTTTTATGTGGTATATGATGAGATAAATCCATCATCGAATTGATGAAATTATAATTTTTTTTCAGTCCATAAAAATATTCATATAGATTCATTTTGACTTTATAACTCAAACCATAATTGTCACTAATCTTATTGACACATAAAACATCATCAACAAACAGGGTTTTATCATATTCACCATAGTCTATATTAATACATACGATTAAATCTCCGCACTTTTT